GCGAGCTGACCGGCCACACCGAGATCACCAAGGCCACACCCGTGACCGCCGAACTCGTGATCGCAAAGGCCCGCGCCACTGCCCGCGTCAAGATGAACATCAACGAGCGCAAAAACGGCAAAGTCGATCCGCTCTACTTGCCCCAGTACACCGCGTACGCCATCCAGTTGGCCGACGGCACGAAGAAGCGTTCGATCGACAAAGGCGACACCGTCGCGTTGACACTGCGCAAGCTGACCCTTGACGCCGTTTACGCGACAGCGTCCAGCGCGACCGGCATCTCCCAAGTCGGCCTCCGCGATCGCTTCGCCCACCTGAACCCCGGCATGCAACGCATGAACCTCGGTAACATGATCCGCAAAGCCATGAAGGAAGCCGCAAATGCCTGATACCAAAAAAGAAGTCCGGGTGCGCTTGCACTCGGCCACCCTCACGGGTGAAATGCTACTGGACGGCCAGCGCATCGCCTTCCGCGCCGAAATCGACGGCCAAAAGGTGGACGCGTGGTTCGATCCCACGAAGGACGGCCAAGAGGTGGACCGCTGGCTCGCGTTCCGCGCCTTGGACCGATGGATTGACGACAACTTAAGAGGATGACGGCGTGATGCAGTTCTGCGCGAAATGCCAAGCCGAGCGGCTGGCCGAAGGCGGGGTCCAAACCCGTCCCGGCCGGTGGCTGTGTGCGAAATGCTGGCTCCGGTTCTCCCAACGGAAGATGGGGGGAATTGACAAAGGTATGGCACCTGTGTTATAATAGAACCTTTTCAACCAACAGATAGAGGACAACGCCATGAACAAGCAACGCCGCGCCAAAGTAGAAGCCGAACTGCTCGCCGTCCGTACCGCACTCGGGAATCTGCGCTTCGCTCTGCAGAACCTGCAAGACCTCGCGACTGAAGAGCAAGACTGCTTCGACAACATGCCCGAAGGTCTGCAAGCGTCCGACAACGGCCAGCGCATCGAAGAGATCGCCCAAGCGTTCGAGTCGGCCAACGATTCGCTCGAGTCCGCGATCGACGACCTCGACACGGCCGCCGAAGAAATCGGAGAGGCGGTGAACCAATGATCGACTTCGCACCTCTGACCGAGCACTCTCCCCGTCCCGTGGCAGACCCCGACTACGTGCCATGGTGGGCAAAGGGCGAGTACGCCCGTGCCAACGGCACGAAATACACCACCGAGTCGGGCGTCGTAATCGTCGGCGGCAAGGCCACCGGAAGGCTTCCCGTGGCACCGAGACCCGCCCCGGTACCTAAGGCCCAACCCCGGGTGGCGAGCGTCCCCGAGACCCCAAGGAAGGCCCCGGCGACCCCTCGGGAACCGGATCTGGCCCAGCGGCTGGTGGCCCAGTGCCCCTTCCCCGTCTTGCGCGTCGCCCTGTGCAACGAGTACGGCATCGATCCGGCGATTCTGCTGGACGCCCCGAACAACGGCGTCGCGACAATGCGACTGCTGAACGCACTACGCAAGGCCTTGCGTGAAAAGGCCTCGTAGGGTACAATCGGCCCCATGGCCGACCACATCATCATTCTGCTTGCCTTCCTCGCGTTCGGGGTGGGCACGCTGTTGTGGGCGATTCACGAACTGCGGCAGGATCTGCGAGAAGATCGTGACGACCACCCACGGAAGCCCACGGAAGACGCTTGAGATATGCTAAGCTATTACCATACCGGTACTATATCCCCCAACGCAAGGAAGACCCCAAGGAAGGCCTCGGAGAGGTATCGGAGCGTGTATGCGCTTGCCTGAGCAGAAGCTCTACGACTGGCTGGTCCGCAAAATCGGCCACTGGGCACTGCTGGAGCGTGTCGAGAACCGGGTGAAAAAAGACACCCCGGACCTGTACATCAGCGTCCGGGCCTCGCCCTGCACCGACGACCGCCCGCTCACCGGCTGGATCGAACTGAAATGCCTCGACGCCTTCCCCGCGAAAGCCACCACTACCGTCAAGCTTGCGCACTGGACCAACGGCCAACGCTACTGGGCGATCCGGCACCAAACGTACGGCGGCAACACGTGGCTCGTAGTCCAAATCGGCGACGAAGTCTTCGTGTTCAACGCGGCGGAGCTGGCTACCAACGACTGGACTCAAGCCGAGTGGCGTTCGTACAGCGTGCGACTCGACAAAAAAGCCTGTAGCACCGAGGACGTACTTGTAGCACTGCGCGAATTCGTGGTTTAATTCGTCCACGGCGTGCAATGCGCTGTACTCGTGTCGGACCTCCCGACGCTGGTGGAACAAGAAAAGACACGTTCCACCGTTCCAGCAAGATGGAACGCACAATGGAACGCTCCTCCCATTCGAAAAAAGACCCGGTGTTCCATTGTTACATGCGCACGCGGGGGTACTGCCCTGTCAACGGCATGGTTCGAGGCGGGGGGTATTAGATGGAACAATGGTACACGGGCTGTGTGTCTCGAAACCCGCGTCGGACGGGGCTTGTGAGACAGTGGTGCGTTCCATCACCGTTCCATCATTGTGGAACAAACGGGGGTCTTCAGACGTCGAATATCCTTCCACCACCACTCAGGGCTTCTCTCAGGGCTTCTCACGTGTGCGCACGAAAGCGTTATAACTCCGCGCTATGTTCGGACGCTTCCTCATAACGCTTGGTCATACAAAGCCGGGGATTGTGTGCCGTGTGGCATTTGTGGTTTAATTCGCTTCATGGCCTTACCTGACGAACGCAAACTGTTGAAAGACATCGGACCCGAAACGATCGCCGAATACGAGCGTCGTGCTGGGATCTCTGTGCAAACACTGCTGGACGCTATCGTCCGTGACCGCGTGCGACATCCACCGAGTGATTCGTGCCGCTTGGCTCACTCTCCCACGTGCAACGACCCGAGCATCGTGGCGATAGGCGATCTCGCATTGCTTGAAGAAACGCGGGCATACAAAATGCTCCAGATCATCGCCGAATTCCGTGATGGTCCACCCGAATCGCGTTTCTCTCTGCGCCATGCGTACAACACGGCGGGCATCCACCGGCAAACGCTGATCGGCTGGCGCGGTGACCACAAGCTGTTCGACGGCATCATGGACAGCATTCAGGAAGAAATGGTCGATACCATGCGTGCCGAAGCTTATCGTCGCTCAGTGGTGGGACACGACGAGCCGATCGTGCATCAGGGCGTCAAGACGGGCGACACTGTGAAAAAGTTCAGTGATTCACTGCTCCAGTTCACCCTCATGGGGTACGACGCGAAATTCCGCTCGAAAGACGTCAATATGAACGTGTCGGGCCAGCTGGACTCGAACATCAACATCGAAGGTCTCCGTGATCGCCTTGCCCAACGTCTTAACTCGCGCTCAAAGGCGGAGTAAAAAGTCGACTATCGTCGATTCGGCGAACTGGCACGAGTTCGTGGACGAGTTGTCGGACCGCGAAGCACTCGAGCTTTTTTACGACTGGCCCACGTGGGCGAGGCACAACCAGACGATCCCGCCGGGTGACGACTGGACCATTTGGATGATCCTCGCTGGACGTGGCTGGGGCAAAACCCGCTGTGGTGCCGAATTCGTGCGTTATCACGCTGAGAACGGACTGGCTGGCCGCATTGCACTCATTGCCGAAGACGCGGGCGACGCACGCGACGTGATGGTCGAGGGCGAATCCGGCATTTTGGCCATCTCGCACCCCAAATGCAAGCCGGTGTTCGTCCCATCGAAGCGGCGGCTCGAGTGGCCCAATGGCGCGATTGCCACGATCTACTCGGACAACGACCCCGAGACACTGCGCGGACCACAACACGATTTGGCTTGGGTGGACGAACTGGCGAAATTCCGCAATGCGGAGGACATGTGGTCCAACCTGATGTTCGGTCTGCGACTGGGGCAAAAGCCTCGCGTTTGCATCACTACGACACCAAAGCCCATCCCGATCGTCCGTCGCCTGATTAGTGAGGAGCGTGTCATCGTCACCACGGGCACGACGCATGAGAATTTCAATAACCTCGCACCCACGTTTCGTGACGAAATCGTGTCGCAGTACGAGGGTACACGCATCGGGCGGCAGGAGCTGTACGCGGAGGTCATCGACCCCGAAGATTACGGCATCGTCAAGCGCGAGTGGTTCAAGCTGTGGGACGCGAGCAAGCCACTGCCCGATTTCCTCTATGTGCTCCAGTCCTACGACTGCGCGTACACTGAGAAGACGCAAAACGATCCGACCGCGTGTAGTGTGTGGGGCATCTTTCGGCCGAATGAGGACAGCGGGCTTTGCGCAATGCTCATCGACTGCTGGGAGGACTTCCTCGCGTACCCGGACCTGCGGCCCAAGATCATTGACGAGTACGGCTCGATCTACGGCGACCCCGGCAAAAAGGTGGACCTCGTGCTCGTCGAGGACAAGGCGTCGGGCATCAGCATTTTGCAGGACTTACAGCGTGCTGGAGTGCCGTGCCGCGCCTACAACCCGGGCCGCGCCGACAAAGTACAGCGTTTGCATCTGGTGGCCAACATCATCGCACACGGCCGCGTCTACATTCCCGAATCGCTCGTCCATCCGGGCCAACCGCGCGATTGGGCAGAGCCGCTGGTCTCCCAAGTGTGCTCGTTCCCCGAGGCAGATCGGGACGACCTGACCGACACGCTGTCCCAAGCACTGCGATTGCTAAAAGACATGTCGTTCCTGCAAATCGATCCGATCCCACCGGACAACGATTACGTGGACGATGAATACAGACCGAACCGAGGGAACCCTTATGCCCAGTAACCCGATTGACGACTTCCTGCAGGGCTTGGACCCGATCGATGCGGCCACACTGTTGGCCGGTATTCGCAATTCAGTGCCGTTGGGCATGATGTTTCGTTCCGGTGAATTGAACGCTGACAACGACGCGGAGCTGGCTAGACGTCGTGGACCAGCCGCCGCGCCAGCCGCACCGACTATTGATCCGGCGGAGTCCAATCGCCGTGCGCAGATGGACTTCGAAATGCAGTACCCCGACCCGAAGATTCGGCAGATGCTGATTGATGAGATGCTGAAGCAATCGCGCAATCCGTTCAGTGCGACGACTGCTACGCGACGCCGGGATTTCGAAGAGGCACCAATGTCGGCTCAGCAGTACATGAGTGCCGCGCCGAAGAAAAAGAAATTCGCGAATGGTGGATTCGTAGGCACTGGGGCGAAATTCACCGTTGATGGCCGTCCGATTGACCATTCATTTGTAGGCCTGTCCGAGTTCCAGAATGCGCGGGGTCAGCCACACACGGACTACGAGGGCTTGAACTACGACGCGGCGGGTGGGTCACGCATTATGACTCCTCAAGGAGAAATGTATTTTAGTCCTTATGCTGAACAACCATCTAAAGAGAAGCTCGATTGGCTCACTTCCCAGCCCACGACCGAGTCGTTGAACGCGATGAGTCCTGCGGACCGCGCAAATGCGTTGGAGACGTGGCAAAAATCCCGGCCCGGGTACGTCGATCCAATCAATTTCGATACATTCGAGGAGTACATTGGTGCGGCGAACCCCACGTATCGAGTCGGCAAAGATGCGGGTAACGATTTAACAGGCCGCGCTAACTTCTACGGCATGACCATTGAGAATTACCAGAACGCACTGTCTAAAGATCCGACTCGGCCGATGGGTGTGAATCAGGCGGAGTACGGCTCCGAATTATTGTCGCCTATCGAACGACTCGCGGCGGAGACTGCGCGGGGCTTCGGCATTGGACCTGCGAACGATACTAAAGAGTTCCAAGATCTGATGAAAAAGTACCCCGATGTGTTCGATCGTGCGTTCGCTATGCGGGGCAATTGGCTCGGCAAGAATTACCCGACTGTGGGTAAGAATTTCCCGAAGCTGAACCCACTGCGTAAGTACGCCAATGGTGGTGCGATCGATTTCTCGATTCCCGATATGCAGGACGGTGGGCGATTCATTCCCGACCCACAGCCCTACAACAAAGGCGGCGGCGTGAAAAAGACGCTCGACCAGATGATGGCGGAGATGGCACAAAAAGGCACCAAGGTAGCCGACAAGCCGGACCTCGCACGCCGTGGATTTCTCGGCCTCGGTAAGGCGTCGGATTTCCCACTGGCCAAGCTCGATACCAAGGCACTGGAGAAAATGCAGTCCGAGTTAAAGGGCGCACCGACCATCATTGAGAAATCCGTGACTATCGACCCCGGCAAGGGTGCGGCAAAGTCTACGCTCAAATCGCTTAGCGAAACGCCTATGACTCGGCGTGAAGTCTTGCAATCAGCGGCGGGACAGGCGTTGCGTGGTGTGATGCCCGATCTTGGCGGCTTGAGTTCTTTGGGCAATGTAGCCAAAGTCGCTGAGTCCGTAGCACCGGCCGCCGCGCCAGCGTTTTCGAATCCATATGCGATGATCATGAGTATGCTAAAGCAAGGCAAATCCGAAGAGGACATCATCAAGTTGTTCGCCAAGGAAAAGCCCGATACCAATATGTACTCTCTTAATCGGATGATCGACACTGTATATGATCCATCCGGTTACCTTGCAGGCGATTTACCCACATTGAAAACCCCGTCGGGTGCATTGCGTGAAATCGCTGATCTTGGCGAGGGCATATACGACCACGTGCACCCGATTAAGCTTAGACCCGAGTTGCGTCAATTGCGAACTGCGGATCCCGACGCGTACAGAGGAATGATCGAGGCCGCGAAGGATATTTCGATGCTGTCGGCTGAAGAGGCGACAAATCTCGGGTTAAAGCAGAAGTGGATTGATAAGTTCATGCGGGGCGAAATCAACTACGATCAACTGCCTCAGTATTACCAGCGTAAGATAGATAACATCAACGCAGGATTTGGCGGGGATTAAAAGCTGTGTTAAAATCGCACATATTAAAGGCTGATAATGGCAACTGAATTCCCACAACCGCAAATGGAAGCACCCGAAGGTCCTGAGGACACGGCGGGTATGGTGTTCGACCTCGACATGGAGGACCCGTTTGCGGAAGTGGAAGAACAACCGGACGGTTCAGCTATCGTGCGGATGGACGAATTCAAGGGTCCGGGCGAGGATCAAGACTTCTACGCGAACATGGCCGACGAGATTGATTCGTGGAAGCTGGACAAGCTCGCGATGCACTACCTTGACCTGATCGAGAAGGACAAAGAGGCACGCAAAGAGCGGGACAAGCAGTACGAAGAGGGACTGAAGCGCACAGGACTCGGGCACGACGCTCCCGGTGGTGCGCAGTTCCAAGGTGCCAGCAAAGTCGTGCACCCTGTGATGGCCGAAGCCTGTATCGATTTCGAATCGCGTGCCATTAAAGAGCTGTTCCCACCGGATGGCCCAGTGCGTACGCACATTTTGGGCAAAGTCACCGAAGAGGAAACGAAGCGGGCCGAACGCAAACGCGACTTCATGAACTGGCAGTTGACTGAGCAGATCGAGGAGTTCCGCGATGAGCAGGAGCAGATGCTCACGCAGTTACCACTGGGCGGCTCGCAGTTCCTGAAGCTCTGGTACGACGACCGCAAAAAACGTCCTTGCGCAGAGTTCGTATCGATCGACAACATCCTGTTGCCTTTCTCCGCCGCGAATTTCTACACCGCGCAACGTGTGACTGAGGTGCAGGACATCACCCAGCAGGAATTCGAGTCGCGGATGGCGTCGGGTCTGTACCGCGATGTGACGTTCACTCGCGCCGTGATGGAGCCGGAACCATCCTCTCCCGAGAAGGCGAATAACAAGATCGAGGGTAAGCAGTGGAGTGACGACACCGATGGACTGCGTCGCGTGTACCACATATATGCGTACATCGCCGAAGAGGACGATTCGCACTCGAAAGGCGAATTGGCTCCCTACATTTTGATGATCGACGAGAACAATACGGAAGTCGTCGGCATGTACCGGAACTGGGAGCAAGGCGACGAAGCGATGGCGAAGCTCGACTGGATGATCGAGTTCAAGTTCATCCCGTGGCGTGGTGCATACGCGATCGGACTGCCGCAACTTATCGGTGGCCTCTCTGCCGCTATCACTGGCGGTCTGCGTGCATTGCTGGACACTGCGCACATTAACAACGCCGCCACAATGCTCAAGATCAAGGGCGCGAAGATCTCCGGACAGTCGCAGAATGTCGAGGTGACGCAAATCACCGAGATCGAAGGTGCTCCGGGCGTTGACGACATTCGCAAGATCGCAATGCCGATGCCTTTCAACCCACCGAGCGAGGTGTTGTTCAAGCTCGTCGGGTTCCTGACGGACGCGGCTAAGGGTGTGGTGACCACTTCCGAGGAGAAAATCGCGGAGATGAATC